GCAAGCAAGGCAAGATCTTTTCGCGTGGCTTTGTCGCGGACAATCGAAGAGCGGATCCTTCGTCGATCTCGGAGCAGGCCATCCAGTCAATGGAAGCAACACGAAGTTTCTTGAGGAGGTGGGGTGGCGCGGAATCCTCGCGGACATCGCGACATTCGATCAACTGGTCAAAGAGCGCAGCGAAGACAACGAGATCTTCGGAGATGCATTCGATTCGGATCTTGATGTGACTTTGCTCGAGATGGCTAGCAAGAGCTCAGGCAAGATCGACTTTCTTTCTCTTGATCTTGAGCCTCCAACGCTCACGCTTCAAAGGCTTGTGACGCTCCCTCTCGATCGCGTGAAGTTCGCCGTCGCATGCGTCGAGCACGATCTGTATCGAGGCAACGAGCACATCCGAGCAGCGATGCGCGGCATCATGGAGAGCCGTGGATATTTATGCGTCGCGCACGATGTGCATATGCTTGGCTACACGGCAAGCCTTGTGAATCTCGTTCCGGTCGAGGACTGGTGGATTCATCCTGATTTCGTGAACGCTCGCAACGCGAGGCAGATCGCGAAGGCGCTGATTCAAGGGTACGAAGCCGAGTGCGTCGAGCAAATCGAGTTTCTCGAGCGTGCAAAGGCACAGCCAGAAACGGATCTCGAGGAGGATGTCGCGTGAAAGTGGAAACAGTCGCCATCGAGTCTTTGACTTTCGATCCTGCGAACGTGCGAAAGCACGACGAGAAGAATCTCGCGGCGATCAAGGCGAGCCTCAATCGCTTCGGCCAGCAGAAGCCGATCGTCGTCGACGCGAGCGGTGTCGTCCGCGCCGGAAACGGAACGCTCGCCGCAGCGAAAGCGCTCGGATGGAAAGAGATTCGCATCGTGCGATCATCGCTCGCGGGGAGCGAAGCGACGGCCTACGCGATCGCCGACAACCGCACGGCGGAGCTTGCGGAGTGGGACGAGGACGCGTTGTCGCAGACGCTTGCCGCGTTGCAGATCGAGGACGAAAACTTGGCCGTTGTGACAGGCTTTGACGCAAAGGAGATCGACGCGCTGCTTGCGCCTGACGAAGTGACGGAGGACGAGTTTCCAGAGCAGACCGTCGATCCAATCACGAAGACGGGAGATCTATGGCTGCTCGGAGAGCATCGGTTGCTGTGCGGAGATTCTACGAAGGCCGATGAGGTAAAGCGGCTGATGGATGGAATGCTCGCATCTCTTGTCGTGACCGATCCTCCGTATGGCGTGTCATACGCTGAAAAGAACGCGTTTCTCAATGCCTTTGACGAAGGAAACCGGGTGCAAACTCCAATTCAAAACGACCATCTTGACAAGGAGTCTGTACAGAAACTATGGAATGACTCATTTACGCAGATGGGAGCGTCAATGCGTCCGGGTGCTTGCGTGTACTGCTTCATGCCGCAAGGTGGCGATCAGATGATGATGATGATGATGATGACGGGCGCGGGGATTGAGCCGCGCCACGAACTCATCTGGCTGAAAAACAACCATGTACTCGGGCGAACGGACTACGCGTACAAACACGAACCAATCATGTACGCTTGGAAATCTGGAGGCCACAGGTTCTATGGCGACTTCCAGACGAGCGTTCTTGAGTTCGACAGACCAAACTCGAGCAAGCTGCATCCGACCATGAAGCCCGTCGAACTGATTGCGCGTCTAGTCCAAAACAGCAGCGTTGTTGGTGATGTTCTGTACGACCCATTCCTCGGCTCCGGCACTACGCTGATCGCCGCCGAACAACTTGGCCGCAAGTGCTACGGCATGGAGATCAGCCCAGCATACTGCGATGTGATCGTCAAGCGATGGGAGAACCTCACCGGAAAGAAGGCCGTTCGTGAGTAGGGGCCGTCCTCGCGTCGAGTTGAATCTCTCGCTCGTGCAGTCGCTCGCGCGTATCGGATGCACGATTCCCGAGATCGCGAAGATCGTCGGAGTTTCCGAGATGACGATCAAGCGTCGCGCTCGCGCCGATATCGACAAGGGACACGATGAGATGAGGATGTCGCTTCGCCGGTGGCAATATGAGAAGGCGAAGGAAGGCTCCGTGCCGATGCTCATCTGGCTCGGAAAGCAGTACCTCGGCCAGCGTGACAAGATCGACGAGACGAGGCGCGAGGAAGTAGTCACGATTGAGCGTATCGCGCCGAAGATCGCGCTCGCGGATACCGCGTGAAGATTCGAGTCCCCTCTATCGAATCCGTTCTACACGCTTCGCAGCGCGAGGTATACCGAAGCCTTGCTCGATTCTCTGTTCTCGAGATCGGTCGGCGTTGGGGAAAGACAACCTTCGGTATGCAACTGGGGATCGAAACTGCCATACATGGTAGGAAGTGTGGTTGGTTTGCTCCGTCGTACAAGTACCTCGCGGATCCCGTGCGTGAGTTCGAGCGAGCGTTGAAGCCAGTTCTCAAGCGCCATGATCGCGTCGAGAAGCGAATGGAATTCTCCACCGGCGGATCGATTGACTTCTGGACGCTCGAGGATGTCGATGCAGGTCGTGGCCGATCGTATGATCGGATCGTTATCGATGAGGCTGGCTTTGCTCCGAATCTACTCGAAGCATGGCGAGCGTCGATGAGACCGACGCTCGCAGATCGCAAAGGAAGCGCACTCTTCCTCGGGACTCCCAAGGGAACAGGCGATTTCCACAGGCTATTCCTCGAGGCCGAATCAGATACCACTGGTGCGTGGAAAGCGTTTCGTATCGGTAGCGTCGCGAATCCCTACATCGATCCCGATGAAATCAAAGACGCGAAGAAGATGCTACCTCCTGAAATCTTCGCGCAAGAGTTTGAGGGTATTCCGGCGGAAGACGGCGGAAACCCATTCGGTATCAACGCGATCCGCGCTTGCATTGGGCCTCTTTCAACGGCTCCAGTTGAATGCTATGGCGTGGATCTTGCGAAGTCGCAAGATTGGACTGTCATCATTGGCCTCGATGGAGAAGGCCGCGTAGCTCATCTCGATCGGTGGCAGGCTCCATGGAATGTGACAAGAGAGCGACTTGCACGGCTGATAGGTGACAAATCTGCACAGATTGACTCGACCGGAGTCGGTGATCCGATCGTCGAGGATCTTCGCAAGGTCTGCCGTCGTGTGGAAGGCTTCAAATTCACAAGCCAAAGCAAGCAACAACTCATGGAAGGCTTGCAAATCGCCATCTCAACGAGCGAGATTCGCTTCCCAGACGGTTGGCTTCGCGCTGAACTTGAATCGTTTGGTTTCCGATACTCAGGAAGAAGCGTCTCGTATGAGGCGACGGTCGGTCACGATGACGGCGTTTGCGCTCTAGCGCTCGCCGTTCTTGCTCGACGCGCAAGAAGGCCGCTCATTCTCAAGGTCATCTGATGAATCTACTCGCACGAATCAAAGCGGCATTTTCCAACGAGCGCTGGATGCGCTCGACGATGACAGTTCTTCGCGGAGAAGAAGCGAAGAGAGCGCCTTTCTCGCAGAATGCTGCTGTCTCCTCATATCGATCATGGATCTATGCGGCAGCGAATCTCAACGCAGTCGCGGTCGCGTCACAACCTCTGCGGTTGTATGTGAAGAATCGCAGTGCCGGCACGAAACTCTGGAACACGCGCAAGGCATCGCGCCGAACGAAAGCGTATCTCAGCGGATCGCTCGAGCAGATTCCATCACGCTACGCGATGACGAAGGCGGCAGAGTACGGCGACGATTACGAGGTTGTCGAGGATTCGCATCCGATCCTTACGCTGCTGTCGAAAGTGAATCCGTATCAGAACGGATTCGATGCCACCGTGCTTCGTGTGTTGTATGGCGAATTGACAGGTAATTCTTACATCCATCCGGTGATCGATGAGAAGCGCGGCATCCCAGTTGAACTCTGGACGATGCCCGCTCAATATGTTGAGATCATTCCAGGACAGGAAGCAGGCGATCCATTCATCAAAGGCTATCGATACGGTGCGACTGAAGAGCAGAAGCGCTCGAACACATTTGCACCGGATGAAGTGATTCATTTCCGAAGACCGAATCCCAGCGATATCTACTACGGCATCGGCAAGGTCGAAGCCGCGTGGGGCGCGACGATGGCGAACGAGGCCGTCCACGAAATGGATGTTGCGTTCTTCGCGAACAAGGCGCGACCTGACTATCTCCTCGTCGTGAAGTCTCCAGCGCACGATGACGAGATCGAGCGTCTCGAAGTTGCAATTGACGAGAAGCTTCGCGGATCGAAGCGCACTGGTCGCTTTCTCACGACTACGGCGGACATCGATCTCAAGCCACTCTCGTTTCCTCCGAAGGATCTTGCAGGCCGTTCGGAGATCGTCGAGGAAATCGCTGCGGTGTTCGGCGTGCCTGTCTCCATGCTGAAGGCGAACGATCCGAATCTCGCGAGCGCGACGGTTGGCTTCGCATCATGGAAGCAAACAACGATTCTGCCTCTTCTCCGCATGGATGAGGAGACGCTGAATCAGAATCTCCTGCCTCTCTTCGGCATCGAGGAGGATGCGTTTCTCGCGTACGACAATCCCGTCTCCGAGGACGAGCGCTTCGCCTTCGAGAAGTTGCGCTCTATGGTGGCCGGCGGAATAATGACCGCGAATGAAGCGCGTATGCGCGAGGGACTTGAGGCCGTCGAAGATCCGATGGCTGACGCGCTTCTCGTCAACGGTCAACCTCTCGGTGGGCCTGCACCAGCCGCTCCTCTTGGTCTCGCGAATGCCGAGCCTGATGGGCTTGTCGGGCCTCTCGATCAAGCGCCGGATCTTGATGATCCTCCGCAGAGCGCAGCGCTGACCTTTGAGCCGATGCCGGAACCGGATCGCAAGGATGCGCTCTCCGATTGCGTATCAGAGAAGATCCGCAAACTTCTTGATGAAGGCTATGAGCAAGATCAAGCAGTCGCCATCGCGTATTCGATGTGCAGCGAAGGAAAGTCTATCGAAGACGCTGCATCATTCGTGCTCGATGAGTTGATGGAGACTCTGCCGACGGTCACGAAGGCTCTCGGCGACATCGACACTCGACCTCCACAGTCGGTTGCAGACAATGCGAAGCGAGCGCTTGAGGTTCGCGCACGAAAGCCGGAATCCGAGCGAGGCATGACTGCTGTCGGCATCGCTCGTGCTCGAGATCTCGCGAATCGCGTTGCGCTTTCCGAGGACACGATCCGACGCATGGTGGCGTATTTCGAGCGCCACGAATCCGACAAGGAAGGCTCGACTTGGGACGATCAAGGCAAGGGATGGCAAGCATGGAACGGTTGGGGCGGCGATGATGGCTTCGCGTGGGCGAAGCGAAAGCGCGATGAGTTTGATCGCGAGCGCGAGCGCAACGCCGAGCGAAAGAAGAAGTCATGCGGATGCTGCGCGAAGAACGGCGGCGGCGATCCGCTGGCGAAGCCATCTGAGCGCATCTCTCTTGAATCGCTGTGGACGAAAGCCATCGAGGCCGATGAAGTCGAGCCGCGCTTCATCCACACGAAGGCGAGTGAGCGAGACGCGAAGCGCGAGTTCGAGAAGATCACCAAGCAAGAAGAAGAGATCGGATCGAGCGTCTCGAAGATCTTCGATCGGCAAGTCAAAGCCGTGCTCGAGAAGATCGAAGGCGCATCGGCTCCGACGCAAGAATTGGTCACGGAAATCGAAAGCATCCTCGCATCGAAGCGATGGAACAAGCAGCTCATCGATGCGCTTCGACCGTATCTCGAGGATTCTTTGCTCGCCGGTCTCGACATCGGACGACAAACGCTCGAGAAGCTCTCTGCGCTCCCCGTGACGTTCGAGAAGCGCGGAGACGATCTTCGAGCCTATGCGCGAAGCGAATCGGTGCGCCTTGCGGATCGAGCCGCGAACTCCGTGAACGGATACACGGCAGTTCGCTTCCGAGAGATACTTGGCGAAGGTGTCGCCAACGGTGAAACAGTTCCGCAGTTGGCCGATCGCGTCAAAGAGTGGGCCAAGGCCGAAGGCGACGCAGAGCGCCAGACGAAGCGACGCGCCTTGACCATCGCTCGAACGGAATCACAGAGAGCAAGCCGACGCGCTGAAGTCGAAGCATGGAAGGCATCTGGAGTCGTGACGGGAAAGACTTGGCTTCTCGCGCCTGATCCGTGTGAGTTCTGCGAGGCCGCGTCGGAAGCGTTCTCGAACAACGCAGTCGACATCGACGGCTCTTTCTACGAGCAAGGCTCGGAGATTCAAGGCAAGGATGGAGGCACAATGGTCGCGGATTACGAATCGATCGACGGGCCTCCTTTGCATCCGAATTGCCGATGTTCGCTGATGCCGAAACTCGACGGTGAATACCAAAGCATTCTCGATGAAGCATTGGCCGAGCAAGAAGCCGAGATGGCGCTGAACCAACCATGGAGCGGAGAATGAAGATCGAACTCAAGCGCAAAGCACTCGGAGCGCAACTCTCGCAAACCGCGAAGGGATTCTCTGCTGTGATCACGGCAGAGACGCTCGATCGCGACGGAGAAGTTCTGATTCCGAGCGGCATGAACTCCAAGGAGTTTGAGCAGAACCCAACGCTCTTCTGGAATCACGACTACTCAGAGCCAGTCGGAACGACGACGCAACTCAAGCGACGAGAGCGAGACATCCTCGGCGAGTTCGTCTTCGCGAAGCGACCAGATGGCTACGCAGGAGAGTTCTTCCCTGAAGTCGCCGCGGCGCTCGTCGGCCAAGGCATCGTTCGCGCCGTCTCTGTTGGGTACGTTCCAGAAGACGGCGGTATTCGTCGCGCCACAGATGCAGACCGCAAGAAGTACGGCGATGCTGTGAAGACGATCTACTCGCGTTGGAAGTTGCTGGAGATCTCGCTTGCACCTTTGCAAGCGAATCCAGAAGCGCTTATCACAGCCGTCAAGAAAGGCATCGTGTCGCCCGCAGGCGCGAAGCGTTGGTTCGGTATCGAAGCACCAAAGCGCACTGTCGTTTCGATTTCGATCCCTGCGCCCTCATTCGCGCAGAAAGCCAAGCCGATTATTCAAGAGGCCGTCGCTCGCGAGATTGCTCGCGCTCGCGGCTCCATCTATCTCTGATACCGCGGTCGCGCTCACGGCACTTCGCTTGAAACGCTTCCTTACGGGAAAAGACGTTGATGTCACACGGAGTTTTTGAAATGAAGACGATGAATCTCGATCAGTTCAAGGCCGCGCTCGATCGCGCCGCCAAGATCAAAGGCGCTGAAGGCGTCACGCACCAGAAGAAGTTGATTCTCGAAGGCTACATGGTCACCGATGCCGAAGGCATAATGGTCGACCCTGAGAGCCTCGATGTTGTCATCAAGGCCGCCGCGCCTGAGACTGACGCGATGAAGGAAGAAGAAAAGGAAGAGATGACCAAGAGCATCCGTCGCGAAGTCGCTTCGCGTCTGGATTCGATGCCTCGCGGTCTCTCCGTTGTCGGCAACGTCGATGAGAAGCCTTGGGAGAAGGTCGCGACCTACTCGAACAAGGTCAAGAGCTTCTCATCGAAGGAGATGGCATGGAAGTTCGGTACGTGGTGCCTCGCAACCATGGGTCACAAGAAGTCGCTCGACAATTGCCGCAACCACGGCATTCAGATCAAGGCACATACCGAAGGCGTAAACTCGCAAGGTGGCTTCCTTGTTCCTGACGAGATGGCCGCTGAACTGGTGACTCTCCGCGAGCAGTATGGTGTGTTCCGTCGCAACGCGAAGATCTACCGCATGGCATCGGACACGCTCCGCATCCCACGAAAGAACACCGGCTTGACCGCGTACTGGGTTGGCGAAGCAATCGCAGGCACCGAGTCGACCATGGGATTCGACTCGATCCAGCTTGTCGCCCACAAGTTGACGGCGCTCACGACCGTCTCGAACGAACTGCTCGAGGACAGCGTGATCGATCTTGCAAGCGATGTTGCGAACGAAATCGCGTACCAATTCGCCTTCAAGGAAGATGACGCAGGCTTTAACGGCGACGGCACCTCTTCTTACGGCGGCATCGTGGGCCTCAAGAATGCTCTTACGAACGCAACCTATCAGGTCGCGACTTCAAGCACGAACACAAAGGCAGGCGTGACTCGCGACGAAATCTCGAGCGCGCTCGCGATCCTTCCGCAGTGGGCCTTCCAACGCAACAACGTCAAGTTCTTCTGCAACAAGTCGACCTTCCACGCGATCTTCGAGCGCCTCGCGCAAGGCGTTGGCGGAACGACTATGGCGGAACTCTCGAACGGACTCGCGCCGCGATATCTCGGATATCCAGTCGAGTTCTCGCAGGCGATTCCGCATCCGGCAGATGACAACGGAAACGTCGCCTTCTATGTCGGAGATCTTCAGCAGGGATGCTACCTCGGAGACCGCCGAGCGACCTCGATCGCGTTCTCTGACTCGGCGCTCAATGCGTTCGAGCAAGACGAGCGCGTCGTTCGTGGCACTCAGCGCGTCGATATCGTGTGCGCCAACGTCGGCAGTTCTTCGGCCGCAGGCGCGATGGTCAAGTTCACCCTCTGATCCGAAGGAGGATCTCATTCATGCTTGCTCCTAACTTTAAGACCATCACAGTTGCTGGCGCTGCAACCGCAGGCGGAACTTTGACGGCAGAATTCGACACCGTGGGGTTCTCGTATGCATCGATTTCATTCATCGATGGCACCACAAATACGACTCACACGATCGGTACCGTGGTCACCAACAACATCGTCCAACAGTCGGATACCTCTGGTTCTGGACATGCGAACATTCCAGGCTATGTCTCTGGAACGGATTACACGGTGACGACGACTGCGATCTCTACGGGCCTCGCCAAGATCACTTACAACATCGATCTTCGAGGCAAGAAGCGTTACCTCAAGATCGGCGCTGGAAGTCACGGCGCGATGACAACCGGCGCGATCGTTTGCACTCTTTCTAATCCATCGGATGGCTGTGTGACGGCCGCCGAGTTCGGTGCGGCGATTGTTGTGAACGGTTGATCTACAAATTGTCCTCTTCCTCTTGTAGGGCCGGAGCAGGATCCATGCTCCGGCCCTATCATTTTGGAGCCGCAACGGCAGGAGACAACATGGAAGAAAAGAAGAGCGCCTGTGACATTGGAAACGGTCTCACAAAGATCAAAACCGAGGAAGCGATCGCATGGCTTCGAGGGATCGCAGAGCAACTGAAAGACGGTGGCGAGTTGCGTCTACAAGTTCCCGATCTCGATGGCGTCATCAAAGCCTATGAGCATGGAGAAGCCGAAACGGAAGCGATGCTTCTTGGTGACGGCGCAAAGTCCATCTGGAATCGAGAGAAGCTTTCTCGCGTTTTGAATCTTGCAGGCTTTGAGGTGTCGAGAGGCCGCGATGGATGGTCGTGGAATGAAACGCGCACGAAGCTTTCAGTCGTTGCACGGAAGTTCTCGCGTCCGTCGCCATCGTTCCCCATGAAGGACATCGAGTGCATCATGTCTCTTCCTCGCGTTTGTTGGACGGATACCCAAGGCGAGGTGCATCAAGCAGCGCACAAGTTGGGTTTCAAAGTCACTCGAGCGACCGGAGTCTTTTGGGGACAGAGCCTACAGCGTCTCTTTGAAATCGCTTTGAAGAGTCTAGAAACGAAGTACATACTCACGGTGGACTATGACTCGATCTTTGATGCAGAGGACATCATTCGATTGTGGCAAGTCATGGAATCGAATCCAGATGTCGCCGCGCTTTGCCCTTTGCAAATCGGAAGGGATAAAGAAACACCTCTGTTTTCTGTCCGTGGCGAAGATGGATCTCTCCTCAAAGAAATGGGAGAAGATCATCTCTTCACAGATGCTCTCGATATGAACACCGGACACTTCGGACTCACGCTAATTCGTACTGATGCAATTCGAGAGATGAAGCGGCCATTCTTCCAAGGCATTCCAAGTCCGAACGGTGACTGGGGAGAGGGCCGCGTCGATGATGACATCTTCTTCTGGAATCGCTTGCGAGAAGCAGGAAAGCGCATCTGCCTTTGTCCTCGCGTTCGCATCGGCCATCTTCAAAATGTCGTGACATGGCCTGGGGAAGACTGTCGAGCGATCACGCAATATCTCACCGACTATCACGACAACGGGAGGCCTCGACAATGCATGACCTTCTGATGATCTTGAGGAACTGCTCAATACAAATAGATTCCGGCCGAATGGACCTTCGGCCTGGAGCGCTTGTGAATGTTCCTCCGAGCGTCGCAGAGAATCTCATCTCGAAGGGTTACGCTCGACATGCCGTGCCACCAGCGCCGCTCTTCGTGAACTCTACCGATCCGCCGAAGAAGCCGAAGAAGACAGCAAGGAGAGCCGATGGCAATCTCGACGAACAGTCTGGTCACGCTCACGACGCTCAAAGCGTTTCTCGGAATCACAACGACGACGGACGACGCGATTCTCGAAGCGACGATCGATCGGTCGAGTGACTACATTCGTCGATACTGCGCTCGGAACTTTGTCTCTGCTCGGTACTACGAGTGGAAAGACACATACGGCGCGAATCGCATTTCACTCCGCCACAATCCTGTGACGAGCGTCCGATTCGTTGGTGTTGGTGGCGACAACGTGATCAGC